CTCCCCTTTCGGGGAGTCCGATCTAGATCTAGTGTTTTACTAGATCGACTACTACGGGTACTTTACCATTTCATGCCTTTAGTAAGCATGATAGTAGTTCCTCAACTGCTCTCAAAGAGAGGCTTCTATGAATCTTTTTAACAAATTTTCAGAGAAGTTCTCCCTTTTCTTGGAGATTTTCCAAGAATTGAGTGTAGTTGCTGTCTCCTTTCGGAAGCTTTTTCCGAAGAAGACAACCGTGGTGGGTAGCGTCCCACCCTCTACGCCTCCCGGCGTTGAGCCTCCTCCTCATTGAAGGAGAAGGACGTGACTAAGACCGTGACCAGGTACATCACTGAACCAGTCTACGGGCGAAATATCTATGAGATGGAGAGAACTTGGGAAGTCCAGAAGAAACCCTATCTGGATCCCCTTGCTTTTTCCTTCTCAGAACGATATTTTACCAGTTGGCAACGGGACAATGATGATCACATAGCTATTGGCTTTTGTGTCAATAGTCCTTCTGGTGCTGACATTACGCGAGCAACAAACTCTGCGTATGGCAGTTTCGTCGAGCAGGTGCATGGTACCGCTGGTAATGCCAACAATTTGTTGGAAGCCAACGATAATTTTAGTGCGATCGCAAAACATGCGAAAACTCTAAGTACCGCTTATGCAGCTGCCAAACGACTCGATCCTTCCGGTGTCGCTAAAGCTTTAGGTTTGAAACTCAGTAGTAGAAAAAAGAGTCGCATTAAGAAGCGTGCTAAGCAGGCTTCTGATATGTGGCTCGAGTTTCACTTTGGGTGGGAGCCTTTAGTTCAGGACATTGGTACCTCTATCGATGCTATTCAAGCTATCGATTTTGGTTACCATAGGGTGCAAGCCCACGGAAGTGCCAGCGTTCGTGAGTACCTTAATCTTGACAACGACTTCTCCCGCTTTTATGACCGTGGTCATAAACGTTACAATGGTAACGTTAAAGTGAAGATGCAAGCCGATGTTAAGATCAGTAATCCGAATGCTGCGCTCGCTAATCAGTTAGGGTTTGTAAATCCCCTATCTGTGGCCTGGGAAGCTGTGCCATTCTCCTTTGTGGTTGATTGGTTCGCCAATGTCGGTCAATGCCTTTCGGCATGTACTGATTTTGTCGGCTATCAGCTGATTAGGAGTTTTACCACAACCTTCTGGAAGGTCAATACCGATTATTTCTTTTCCCGTGAAGATTGGTTCTATCATGAAACTCACTTCATTTCATATACTAGTACCAATGTTCAATGTAATCGGGGTTATGGAATAACCGGTCCTAGCTTGGCTTTTAAGCCCGTAAAAGCTTTAAGCCCTGTTAGGGCGGCGACAGCAATTTCGCTGCTCGTCCAAACCATGCGTCATTGACGCAATAGAGGAAGAGTCATCCTATGACTACCATGGCATCCATCACCGTCAAAAAGAATGACGGTGTCACGGACATCGTGTGGACTGGAGTCACGGCCTCGGCAGGTGACAAGACGCCCGCTCTTTGGCGTTCGGATACGGCTGTCGGTACGGTGGGTCAAAAACCCGTCGTAACGATGTCCGGTCAATCGAACTCCAATGGAGACGTCCGTCGAATCAATTTGGATGGAAGTTATCCTTCCGTCTATACTGACTCGACCACCAGCCTTACTTCGGTTCGTTCGAAGATGCGCTTTACCGGTTCGTTTGCAATGCCTCAAGATGCGACGGCTTCGGACATCAACGAATTTGTCGCCCAGATTACTAATCTGGTCGCAAGTCCGCTGTTCAAGTCGTCGATTCAGGCTGGCTTCGCTCCGGTCTAACGTTTTCTTTTAACTTTCGAAGGACATATGCCTCTCTCACAACCTGTGAAGACGCTGGCCACTGAAATCTTCTCTGGTCTCGCCACTCCCCGGTCACTAACAGCTGAAATACTGTTACGTTACGGAGAGTGGGATCAACTCGCTACTTTAGCGATCGATCCCAACCATTATCGTTCATCTGAGGCTTATTGGGCTGATGCCCAAGCGACCTCTTTATTAAAGAAATATGAAGATCTCCCAACTTCCTTCGATAAGAAGAAAGTTGCCGAGGATCTTTTTATTCTTTGTGAACGACAGTGTCTGCGCACGAATCGTCATCTATATCCTTATATTAATGATGGTCTTCTCTCACGAGATTTTGACCCTCAAAATTATTCGGACGTACATCGCTATATTTGGCGAGTGCGGAAAATTATAGCTGACATTCTTGGCCCCTGCCCTGACCTTGTAGAAGGCAGGTTTGGTCCAGGTGCGACTTTTGGCGATAAGGGGACTCTGACCACGATTCCCGATAAAATGTCTTCCGCACCGACTTTTACGTCCGATGCTTGGCCATTTCTCGTTCCGTGGAGTGGCACTATGTGGGCTTCTGCCTGCGTAGTCATCGGAAAGGTACCAAAGTCTGTCCCTGGAAACCGTTTTACGACGGTTCCCAAGGATTCTACTAAGGACCGTGGCATTGCCATCGAACCTAGTTTGAATGTCTTTTATCAACTTGCTTATGGCAAAGTGATTCGAGACCGACTTCGGCGTTGGGGTATTAACCTTAACGAAGGACAGGACATTCACAGAGCTCTTGCTCGTGAGGCCTCTCGCAAAGGCCATCTTGCAACCTTAGACCTTAATAATGCTAGCGACACCGTTAGTAGGAATCTCGTAAAACTCCTACTACCCCGTCGATGGTTTTCTCTTTTAGATAGCTTGAGATCCAAGAAGACTTTCTTCAAGGATCAATGGCATCTATTAGAGAAATTTTCCTCGATGGGGAATGGTTTCACTTTTGAGCTGGAAACCCTTATCTTTTTGGGAATCTGCCTTGGGGCTTGCCCCGAGGGCGTTGCTGGTATTGATGTTTTCGCTTTTGGCGATGATATCATTATACCTAGCAACCGTTCGAAAGATGTGATTTCGGCCCTTAACTTTTTCGGGATGACTGTCAATAAAGGTAAATCCTTTACTGATGGCCTTTTTCGAGAAAGTTGCGGTGGTGATTTTTTTCGAGGAAATAGAGTAAGACCCTATTACCTTAAAAAGAATCCAGATCAGCCTCACAAGGTCATATCTGTGCTAAATGGATTGCGTGCTTCTTGCTCAGAAAATGAGTATAGATGGCTCTCAATCTACCCGTCATGGAACTTCGCACTGAAGTGGTTACCCACTAATGTACGACGTCTACGAGGGCCTTTGGCCCTTGGAGACATTGTTATACATGATGAGCAACGGCGCTGGGTTTCTTCCTGGCGTGACGGAATCAGACGACTTAAGACGTATCAACCTTCTAAATTCCAATTTGTGGATTTAAAAGGCTTTTCGCCTGATGTCGTTCTTGCTACAGCTGTATACGGTATGCCTGTCGGGGCGGGCCAAATTCTGGCCCGTGATCCCGTTCTGGACTACAGTATACAGGAGGTGTGC